CACGACACGAACACGCTGGTGGCGCTGCCGCCGGACGAGAAGCCACCCGCGGCGCCGACACCGGCTGCCGTCACCACCACGCCGCGCCCCAAGGGCGCGCGCCTCGCATGAAGGAGGGTTAGCCATGGCAGCCAAGCTCACACTCCTCCCCGACGGCAGCGTCCCGCGCGAGACCGTACTGGCTATGCTCGCGGAGGCGCGCCACGCCCTCCACCAGCTCGCCATCGGCCGCAGCGTTGTCAGCACGCAATACAGCTCCACCGGTGGCGGCATGGGCACCACCTTCACGCAGGCGGACCGGAAGTGGCTCGCCGAGAGCTACATCCCGGACCTTGAGCGGCAGGCCGGCGTCTCGACCGCCCGCCGGCGCCGCGCCATTGGCGTGAGGTTCGGATGAGTGGCGCCAAGCTGATCCACCAGGACGGTACGCCTGTCACCCGGGCGGAGGTGACGCGTGCCAAGGTGAAGGCTTTGGCCGGAACCACGCCCTACGACGCGGCCGATCGGCAGAGCGCCGAGATGGCGGGGTGGACCCCCTGGCTCGGCGCGCCAGACCAGGAGCTTGGCCCCTACCGCGATACGATCGTCGCCCGCGTCCGCGACCTGGTGCGGAACGACGGCTGGGCGTCGGGCGCGATCAACAACGTGCTGGACAGCGTCGTGGGTGGGAACCTGCGGCCGAAGCCGAAGCCCGACTTCCGCAGCCTGTCCTGGTACGGGAAGGCGTTCGACGCGACTTGGGCGTCCGAGTTCGCTTCCGAGGCATCGTCGCTCTACCGCGACTGGTCCGAGGACCCGGCACGCTGGTGCGACGCTTCCCGGCGGCACACGGTGCCACAGATGCTGCGCCTCGCGTACCGGCATAAGCTGGTGGACGGTGACGCCGTTGCCCGCCTTCCCTGGCTCTCGGAGCGCCGCGGGTACGGCAAGGCCAGCTACGCCACCGCCCTGCAGCTGATCGACCCTGATCGGCTGAGCAACCCGAACGAGGCGATGGACACACCCACGCTGCGCGGCGGGATCGAGCTGGATGAGCACCTGGCGGCAGTGGCCTATCACTTCCGCAGCGCCCACCCTGGCGACTGGACTGCGGGCGCCAAGCCTTACGTCTGGGACCGCATCCCTCGGGAGACGGAATTCGGCCGCCCCATCATCGTCCATGATTTCGACGCGGATCGGATCGACCAGACCCGGGGCGGCGCCGGCATCCTGGCGCCCGTGCTGGCGCGGTTGCGTATGCTCGCCCGCTACGATAGCGCCGAGCTGCAGGCGGCCCTCATCAATGCGATCCTGGCGGCCTTCGTGGAGAGCCCGAACGATCCGGAGTTGATCCAGAACGCCCTGTCGGACAGTGACGAGCTGTCGAAATACCAGGACCTCCGGAACGACTTCCACGCCGACCGGCGCTTGCGTCTCGGCGACGCCCGCATCGCCACCCTTTTCCCGGGCGAGAAGATCACCTTCGCCAACGCGGCGCGCCCGAGCACGGCATTCGCCGACTTCGAGGCCGCCATGCTGCGCAACGTGGCCTCCGCCATGGGCGCCTCGGCCCCAGAGATCTCGCAGGCCTGGGGCGATGTGAACTACAGCTCCGCCCGCGCGGCCGCGCTGAATGCATGGCGCACGGTTGCACGTCGGCGCTCCGACTTCGCTATTGGCTTCTGCACGCCGATCTACGCCGCTTTCATTGAGGAGGCGATGGACCGAGGCATGCTTCCACTGCCGTCGGGCGCCCCCGACTTCGTGGAGGAGCGCGCCGCCTATGCCCGCTGCGTCTGGTACGGCCCGGGCCGCGGCTGGATCGACCCCGTGAAGGAGAAGCAAGGCGCGGTCCTTGGCATCCAGAACTACCTCAGCACCTACGAGCAGGAGGTCGCGGAGAACGGGGGCGGCGACTACGAGGAGGTCATGGCGCAGCGCGCTGTCGAGGAGGCCACTCGCAAGCGCCTTGGCCTGCCGGACCCGCTTGGCGCCCGCGCCTCGAAGATCATGAAGGGCGGCGAGGGCAGCAAGGCGGAGGACGCGGCAGAGGACGCAGCGGCCGATGGCTTCGGGGCAGAGGAGCCGATCGAATGAGCGGCCCCGACCTCTTTCCCAGCCTCGCCCAGCGCATCTTCAACACCCCCTTGGCGCTGCATCCCCGCAAGGCCGAGATCGCGCTGGCGGCGCTCGCCGAGCGGATGGGCGTGGCGCGCGTGGTGCGCGCCGATGGCGCCGAGATGGGCGCCTTCGAGGATGACGACTGCCTGGGCTTCGATGAGGAGGCCCGGCCCCGCCGCGTCGGCTACGACATGGTCGAGGGCGTGGCGGTGATCCAGGTCGAGGGCATGCTGGTTCAGAAGACCGGCACCCTGCGCCCCTACTCCGGCATGACCGGCTATGACGGGCTGCGGGAGAACTACCTGACCGCGCTGGAGGACCCAAGCGTCGAGGCCATCGTGTTCGACCAGAACAGTGGCGGTGGCGAGGTCGCGGGCTGCTTCGACTTCGTGGACCTGATCCACGCGAACAAGGGCCGCAAGCCGACCTGGGCTATCTGCGCGGAGTGCGCCTATTCGGCCGCCTACGCCATCGCCAGCGCCTGCGACTACATCACCGTGCCCCGCACCGGTGGGGTGGGCAGCGTCGGCATTGTGACCATGCTGGTGGACTATTCCCGCGCCATCCGCGCGGACGGGCTGGAGGTCCACTTCATCCGCTCCGGCGAGAAGAAGATGCTGGAGACGGTGCAGTCCTATCGCGGCGTGAAACGCGATCTGCTGGACCGCCTGCAGCGCGACGTGGACAGCATGGCCACCCTCTTCCATGAGACGGTGGCCCGCAACCGCGGCCTCTCCGTCGCGGCCGTGCGCGCCCAGCAGGGCGATTACTACCTCGGCGCCCAGGGCGTGAGCCTGGGTCTCGCCGATGCCGTCATGTCGCCCGACGAGGCGATGACGGCCCTCTTCGCGCAGCTGGACGCGCGCCAGTCCGCGTAACCCGGCGGCGCATCCCGCGCCCGCCATTCCGGAAGGAACCGACGATGTCGAACCGCTCGCTTGCGGGCCGGGTGAGTGCGTTCACGCACCTGCTCGGCGCCCGCCGCGCAAAGGCTGTGGAGCAGGAAACTCCCCCGGCCGAGACCACGACCGCCGACGACGGGACGGCCACCACCAACGAGGTGGAGCAGGTTCAGGAAGAGGTGGATGAGACCAAGGACAAGGTGGACGAGCTGGAGGAGCGGATCGAGGCGCTCGAAGGCGCGGACACGTCCAACGAGGTCGAGGACGCGGACGCCGAGCCCGAAGACCCGGCGGCGAAGAAGGCGTGGCAGGCGGGTCGCCGCGTCGGCATGAAGGCTGGCATTGCCGCCGAGCGCACACGGGGCTCCGCGATCTTCAAGGCGCAGGAGGCGGGTGAGAACCCCTTCATGGCTGCGCACCTCGCCTTCGAGACGGACATGACCGCTCAGCAGGCGATCGGCACGCTCCGCGCTAGCACGGCCGGCTCTGCTCCAGCCCCCAAGGCGAACCGGAAGGGCCTGGACCAGCGCATGGCCAACCAGCCGCAGCCGCGCCTCGGCGCCGACGGCGGCAAGCCCTCCGCGCCAGAGGGCAGCGCCCAGGCGCACATCGACCGCATCGCCGCTGCCGCTCGTGCGGTCGGCGTCGCCCCCGCCCAGAAGCGCTGAAAGGAGCCCTCCATGGCCGCCAACCCTCCGCAGGTCCCGGGCTTCCGCTCGGAAGCCTACAGCCCGGACCGGCTCATTGCCGGCTCCGCGGACCTCATCACCGAGACCGCCGTCATTGCTGCCGGCGCCAACCTGGAGCGCGGCACGCTGCTCGGCGTGATCACCGCCAGCGGCAAGTTCGTGCAGTCCGTCGCCGGCGCGGGCGACGGCAGCCAGACGCCCATCGCGATCCTGGTGGACTACGCGCCCGCCGCCTCGGCCGACGCGACCGCCGGCATCTACGTCGCGGGCGAGTTCAACGAGAACGCCATCATCTACGGCACGGGCCACTCGGCCGCGTCCGTGAAGGCGGGGCTGCGCGCGCGCGGCATCTACCTGAAGACCCCCATCCCGGCCTGACCGGCAGCCTGAAGGAGAGCACCGGCCATGCCCGGCATCTATGATCCCGTTGTGCTGGTGGGGGTGGTTCGCTCCCTCATGCGGCCGAAGAGCTTCCTGCTCGACACCTTCTTCCCCAACGTCATCACGGCCACCACCGAAGAGGTCGCGATCGACGTCGAGAAGGGTAACCGCCGCCTGGCGCCCTTCTGCTCTCCCCTGGTGGAGGGGAAGCTGGTTGAGGGGATGGGCTACACCACCAA